GTAATAGTTCAATTGTTTCTGCTGATGGTTCGGCTGACTTAATAAACTTTTCCAGCTTCTTAACCCTTTCAGCAATCTTATCTGTATCTGCCTTTGATGCACTCACCAATGGGGTGTATTGATTCACTCCCCACCCTGTCAGGCTACTACCTTCGTATAGCTTCAACTCAGTAAGCTCATACACACCGGCCTTCATATCGTCACCAATCTTGTTGTATTTGATGGTTTGGTAGCCAATAGAATGCTCTGTAATCAATCCGCTATCCACCATTTTCAGGAAATCTTCCCCAAGGGAATGAGTGCCAATTTCAGACACGTAAAACAGCCCATAATCATCTTCTTTCAGTTCAACTATTTTGCCTAGTGGCTGGCTTACATCATGGTTAAGCAGGTGCTTGATTCGTGGTTGTGTGCTGTTTGGCCCTTGCTCCATAATGGTCTTTGCAAAAGCCCCTTTGCGCACTACATCCCCGTAGCTGTCTACTTTATCAAATGCCGAAAAGTAACCGCTTACGGTTCGCTTCCCAACATCAACAGACTTTATTTCGCCTGCTAGTGATTTATATTGATAAATCTTTCCCATAACTATAAATAGGTTGTTGAATCTCTACGCCTTGCCGCTATTGTACATCTGCAATTAACCGTATCACCCGCACCGGCACCCAATGACACATCCCCGGGGAATAGCAATTGCGCCCCACTTCTCGGATCGGTGAAAGGCACCATATACTGCACTTTGAGCCCTAGCATGTGGTAATGGTCTGCTTTGTCATCACCTTCGGCCCCACGGGTTCGCTTATCCCTTGCAGAAATCCAAACCACATCAGCCGGGTAAGGTAGCTTGCTAATGCTGTCATACTTTGCCCACCCCATTGCCCGGTTGCTTTCGGTTCGGGCTATTGCTGCGGCTCTTACCTTATCCAATCCAGTGGCTTCAATCTGCTTTATGATATCGTCGTAAGAAATGCCGTCCTCCAAACCCTGTGCAATGATTTTGATGATAGTCTTTTTAGTGTATTCCGTCATGTTGGTAATCAAATCATACAAAAAGCTATTGAGCCAATCTTGCAGACTTTGCAGCCAATTGAAAGAAAAGCCCATGCCTTTTGTTTGCAGGTTTGCCCGGTAGTAGGCTTCTGCTTCCTTTGGCGCTATGCCTTTGTACATTCGTTCGAGTACATTGGTAATGGCATCAGGCTTTATGAGTTGTTCAACGCCAACATAGGCCGATAAAAGCCCCTGTTCTTTTGCTGCCTTAATCAGTGGTGCTTTCTGCTTTCGTAATGCCCACATAATTTTGCCACGCCAAAAAACCTCGTAGGCTTTCTGCTGTTGCAGGTGTTGCAGTCTTTGGGCGGCTTCACTGTTTCGAATCTTGGGCATAATCTTCCGTTACTGTTACATCTCCCATCATTACATCAGCTAGCGGTATAATAGTACCGTTGACCGTGTAAAGATTCATACTGTCATCTTCGACCGCATCCCATTTCAGCAAATCCCTTGCTTCGTTGCGGTTAATAATGCCCTCCTTCACTAGGCTGATTGCCTGTTCAGATAGCTTCTGCATGTCACCTTGCATTTCAGGCAAGATGCTGATATCAAAATCAACGTAATAACCTGAGTTGCCAAACATAGGCAATAGCCATTGATTCCACATTTCACGGTAGGAAACAAGGTCCGAGTAAATACCATTGGTTACTAAGAACCGCAAGGCTGCATCGGCATTGTCATATTTGTTATCAGACCTGAGCAATGCAGGAGGGAACTTAAATACCGTTGCCAGGCGTTCGTCTGTCATCTGCCTGCCTTTGAGTAGCTCCATATCAACGGAGGTTAGGCCAATGTCATGGTAATCCAAAGGCAAGGACATTCCGCCCACATTGGACTTGTTATCAGTACCATTCAGCCAGTCATTTATAGCGGTTCTTAGTTGTGGAACTTGTGTTTCATTCAATATCTGCTTTGGTGTAAATGCTCCCCTAGCCCCGCCATTCTGATACATCTTAGCCATTGCCTTGCTGCTGTCATTCGACCCCTGCAAATCAAGCAATGCCGCTTTCAACGGACTAAGCCCATACAAGTGGCTACCATCGGTCTGCACATCAGGGTTTTGATACTTTGACAGATAAACTTTCATTCTGTCAAGTTCATTCTGCCCGGCACCCATAGGGCTAAAGTAAACTTTAACTGCATCCATCAGCGTTTGGTCGGGTGCCAAAGTAACCCATTGCGGAGGCAGGACGTGTATTGATAATGGCTTTGTGCCAACTAAACCCGTGTTGCTGTAAACAGGTGAAAGACCGGCCAACTTTAAGAACATCAGCCACATCTTCCTAAACTCCGCCTCTGTTTGGTAGGTATTCGGCTTGCGCATCAACTCAGCAGCCGGGTCGGTATCCTTAACCTCATCAAATGCACTGGCTTTAGTTAGTAATGCATTCTTGTTGTAGCCGCTTTTTGTCATTGCGTTGTAGCGGTCTGCTTTCTGCCTATCCCGTATTTTGTAAACGTAAAAAGGAATGTCTGCAAATTTGTCCATCTCTGCAGTTACGATCGAATACACGGCACTGTTGCCGGTGTAGCCGTTAATGTAGCTGTTTATTGCATACGGCACCATTGAAAAGCCGCCACCCGTCCAAATGAGTTGGAAGGGTATTCTGCTGTCTTGTTTCGCTTTCTTTTTAAACGGCCATATAGTCATAGTGCTTGAATGATTAGTTGGGGAACGGAGAAGTAAGTATGCACAGCGTAACGGAAAGCATCCATTAAGTGGTCATCAGTCTTTACCGGCTCTTCCAAAATATTATCGTTTTTGTCCTTTTTCCACTTATACGATTTTATCTCGTTAATCAAGTTGGAAGAAGTCCTAGTGATAAATAGGCGTTTACTCTTGCAGGTTACAATACCATTCCAAACATCTTTGTTTGACTTTTGAATATTTAGCCCGCCGCGATAAAGTTCTTCGATGCTGTCGGGCTCCGCAGCATCAGCATAAATACTACCAGCGCCTACATTGTGGCTATGTATCAACTCCTGCAGCTCAGGCTTTGTTATTCCTTTGGCATAGATCAATTCATGTAGGTACACATTGCCATCATAAATTTCAACCTGCACCATTGCGTTCGGGTTATTGAATCCAAAGTCAAGCCCATATATAACTTCCCCTTTGCCGGGTAAGCTGTCTACTATTTCCCACCCACGGTATATTATTTCCTCTGATGCACCACGAAGGCCCAAACCGTACACCTGCCACATGAATTGATCGGGAAGGTCTTTGTAGGATTCGATGAACGCCACCTGCTGAGGCGATAGGTTGTCAATGTTATCCTGATATGTAGAATGAATGTTTAGGTTTGCGGAGTTATCAGCCACTTCGTACACCCAACTGTTGAACTCTGAAGGGTTAAGGTCAAGTAGTATCTTGCCCGTAGTTCGCATAGCAAGCTGGTCATAAACCGCCTTTGGCACAAAATTGGCCTCATTTATAAACAGCACATCACGACCGGGGCCATGCGCTTTGTCCGGGTCTTCCAATCCAAAAAACTCAATATAGCTGCCATTGTGAAAATGGAAGGTGAAATCAGTCCAACGCATTTCGCCGTATTGGTGCAATCCCTCTTTGTATAACTGCTGAAAATCTCTGAATACCCCTTTCTTAACGTGAGGCAATGACCTGCTAACGCAACTGATGCGGCTATTTGGTTTGTTCAATGCAAATGCGCAAAGGCACTGCATGGCTCCGTATGTTTTACCGGATCTTGCCCCGCCGGTGTTTACAATTACCGGGTACTGGCTGTGCAAAGCCTGCCATGTGGATTGTCCTGTTTTAGTCAGTTTCCACTGGTACGGCATCGGGGAAAATTAATTGGATTGGTTCGGTATGAATGGTTTGGTCAACCTGTGTTTTATCTTTCCAACCGAGGTTCTTTAATGCAAAAATAGCGCCGCCAACCTCTTTACCAGACAGCTTTGCTTCATAGGCCCGTTCAATGTGTAGCCTTGCTTTTTTTATGGTGTAAGAGAAATTAGGCTTTTCCTCATAGTCATAAAATGACTGTCGAGAGCAAAAACCAAGTTCTAAGCATAACCCGGTAATGGTAAAATCAAACCTAGGATTTGCCAATATAGCATCAATAGCTTCCTGCATTTGCTCAGGTGTTTCGTAGTATGGTGATCCGTATGGCATCAAAACAATTCTTGCTGTTTAACCTTTACAACCTTTACCTTCCCAAAATTAGCGATTCTAAGCGATTCCTGCCGTTCTATTTCTTTCATGGCACCAATAGCCGCCGAAAGCCCTAAACAGGCAACAAGCCGATTAAAAGTAGCTTCCTGTTCATCTTTCGGGGTTTCTTCCAATATAGATAGGCCGTCAACGTCTTGCTGACCGCATGGCCTACGGTATCGGGTATAGAAAGTTGACTTTTCAGAATAAAGCTGGCGGCAAACTAATCCATGAAATACCGGCCAAAGCTGGTTAGATTCGTGGAGTTGTTCAATTTTACCCGGGTACTTTTCATGTAGCCGGTAAATTTCCATGATGCAGTGGTGAAGAAGGTCACCCTGCAAATCTACAGGGTGTTGCTTACCGATGAACTCATTTACACGTTTGTCGGTGTATATGCCAGCTACTATGTCATGTATGTTCACGGTGCTAAAGTTGCAAAAGTTTATCGTAGAAAGCAAAAAATTCTTCAGGAGTGCTTACAAACTCATAAACCCCACCGGCGGCACGTACTTGATTCTGTACATTCAACTGTGCCTCACTAGGTTTGTCTTTGCCTACTTTAACCTCCAGCATTACAGCCTTGCCGTTGATGATAGCACTCACGTCAGCTGTTCCTTTCTTTGTGGTTGATGGAATAAACATACCGCCATCAAACTTATTAGTTCCTGGAATGTACCTTCCTGCACTACTGATGCGGTTAGCGTGTCCACCCGTCCAATCAATGAAGTTCACGATGAAGTTAGTTAGCCCGTTTGCCGTTGCCAGCTTCGGCATCTTCGGTTTGCAGTAGAACCCGCCATTGTATGCCGCTGCGTACTTGATTTTGAACATGGCTTCATGGGCTTGCTGGTAGCGTTGTTGTGGTGTCATTTTGATGGCTGTTTTTAATGAGCGAAAGCGACCCTGTATTTTCTTTTATTTTCTTTCCTTTCATTTAATGCTATAAGGTATAGATAACTACGTTATTAACTGTGTTATAACCTAGTTATTAAGTAATTCATACTGACGGGTTAATGTATTATAATTGTATTCTATATAACCAATTTTCCCAAGCCAAGAATACCGTACCTTCTGCACATATACCGTTACTAATTTTGTGTCGAAATCACGGTAAATTGTAAGGCCGTTATCAGTCTTATTATTGAAGTGTGCAGACCCCGAAATTGAGTACATTGTTGGCACCTCGTATTTGCCAGTTTGCTTATCTTTTTGGAGCTTTGCAGGGTGTGCAATGATGATAATATGAATGCCCATTTTCTGAGCTGCCAGCTTTACTTTCGTAAGCATATCGCTGATGTACATAGTTTCAGTCATGCCAGCCGGAATAATATGCTCAATGTAATTCCACGGGTCAATAAGCAGTCCGTTAATGCCTTTACGTGCCACTAATTCAGTCGCCTTTGATAATATGCCATCAATGGAAACATTGGCTGTAATAGTGTTGATAAAGCTAAAATTACTACCAATAAAGTGTAAAAGGTCTGGAATGTCTGATGCTTGAATCCTGTGTTGTGGTTCTTTTCGGAAATCAAAAGCCTTGCCTGCTATCTTTTCGGCTATTTTGGTAGCGTGCAATGAAGCGGGAGTATTTTCAAAAGAACAGATTGCCCAGCGCCAACCAGCATTAACAGCGGTGTGCGCCATCATATTATCAACCCATTCCGATTTGCCATGCCCTGGGGCTCCGGTTACTGTTGTAAATTGTCCCGGCATCAACTGCATGTACTCATCGAAGCCGTCAATTCCTACCTTAGTACCTTGTGGGTAGCCATGTTCATAATACTGTATTACATCGGCTGCAATATCATCATGGCTTACAACGTCATCAATTGGTAACTCTTTTGCACCTGCAACAATAGCCGCTAATGATTGCTTACCATGTTTTAAAAGTACATCGTTTGCATCTTTGCAATCCTCCGGGAAAACAACCTCTAAACATCTTTCAACCCCTAACCTACGTGAAAGTTCTGCCTTTAGCTCTTTCCCTACCTTATCATTATCAGTTGCAATGATGATGCGCTTTTTGTCAATAAAGTAGTCATAGCAATTATCTAGGTATTGCAGCCGGTTACCTTTTGGAACTGTGCCATTTGGAACACTCACCACATTGTAAATGCCAGCTTCGTGCATAGAAAGACAGTCAATTTCACCTTCAACAATAATGCAGGTTTCGGTGTCCTTTATAGCATCAAGGTTATAAAATATCAACTCACTGGCTTTATTTAATTTAAAGTCCTTTTGCGGCCCTCTATACTTTATGTTGGTAAGTATGCCATCCCGGTAATAGTTAAAGCAAACAACAGGAACTTCGGAGTTTGCCTTTGGCATCCATTCAATTGATTCAGTTATATCAAAACGCAACAAAGTATAATTACTAATTCCCCTGCCTTCAAAGTATTCAATAAACTTTTGTGACAGCTTTGTAAGCCGTGGAATTGGCGGCGTTGGTTCTTTTTCTTCCTCTGATAAATCAAAGTTTACCTGAGCAGCAACCCAACGAACAGCATCGTAAAAAGTGCCGCCGTTCATTTTCATGGTTAGGTCAAATATGTCACCCGAAAAGCCGCATCCAAAACACTTTGCAAAAGTTTCATCTGCAATTGGTATTTTAAAAGATGGTGTTTTTTCTTTGTGAATAGGACAGCAGCCTTCGTAATTTGTGCCGGATCGTTTTAGTTTTGTAAACAACCCGGCAATATGTGACATTGTTGCTAATTCCTTTAGCTCTGCAATTGATTGGTGTGAAATCATAGAACCATTTTTGATTGTTGAGTATTGGCCCAACGTTTTTCCATTCCTTTTTTACCAGCCTCAGACAAACGCTGCTTTATGCCATTGTATTGCTCCATATTTCTGATAAGCCTTTCGCTGAAAAAATTATGTTCATCAGTCACGAAAAGCCCGTAGCCTTTGATGACCGTATCAACTTTTTCTTTGCTAATGTTTAGGCTGAAACCTATGTCATCGGTGCTATCCAATGGCAGTTTATTGTCAGGCGCATCCCTTAGCATTTCAATAAGACACCAATAAAGCCCGTATCCTTCAAGTCCTAATTGACGGCGAAGTTTTATGATCTTTACATCATTCCTTGCGTTGCTGTCATGGCTAAAATAGTATGATTGTTTTTCCATATAAGGGTAAAAAAGCCACTTCAGTGTGGAAGTCACCGAAAGGGGCCGGATTTGATTATCCGAAAACTACCGGCAAATGCTTCCATTCACCTGACGGTATGAAATGTAATCAACTATTCCATGACCCAAATTCCATTTCTATACTGCGAAGGCGTTCTTCAACTTCCTTTTTGTGCTTCGCTTTAACGCTGCAGCGCAATATAATTTTCTTTTCCTTTGGGTCTTTCAGCTTTGGGCCTCTACGGGGTTTTGTGGTTGTTGACATATGTTTGGTTTAATTATTTCGACAATATAAATTACTATTAAACGTGCTTTACATATCCTTTCTCATTCGGATTACCCCACTTTCTTTTGCGGTTGACTTCCATTTTGCTGTCAATCATTGATACAATTTCTTCATAGCCTAATCCAAGTTTGTTGCATACGCCGAAAAGAAGCAGGAAGCAATCAGCAATTTCCTCATGTACATTGTCCTCGTTTTCTATTGCCGTTACAAGTTCGCCAACTTCTTCTTCCAAATGATTTGCGCACGAAAGCGGGGTTGCTTTTGTAAATACGCTGTCTTGCCATTCTGTTACTGTGATGTACTGTTGTCTGTTCATATAAAATTGTTTGTTTTAATTAGTTAATAGTTCGGGGTTGTCGTGGATGTTGCCGATGACTGTTATTTGGTCAGAATTGCAGCCAACCCATTTAAACCAGTTGTTTTCTGCAAAAGAAATAAAGGTGCCGCCGCAATAAGAATTATATCCAAAGGCACCATTATTGTATAGTATTTCTGTTGGTGTATCTGTAAATAATTTGCACACATCCCCCTCATAAATCTCTTTACCATCCTTGTCTTTTAGTCCGGTGTATTGGCCTACGGTTTTGGGGATGACTTCCCATCCATCAATCGGGTCAATGCCACTGTTAAGGGGTTGAACCCCGCCTTTTATTGGCAGAATGTATATTTTACCTATTTTATGGTTTACGCCATGTATTAAATCGCCATAAGCAAACCCTTTCCCATCAACCCGCTTCCCACGGAATTTAATCTCTCTCATAGTGTAATAATTTACTGCGAATATAGTAAAAAATAATTTACATAAAAAAGTTTTTTTATTCAAACAATTACTATATTTGTTCCAAGCGGATAAAACAACCGCAGAAATTATGAGTAACATAGTAAAACACGAAAACAGCTTTTCCGATATTATGACGATTGGAAAGGCTTTTGCTGAATCCGGCATGTTTGCCGATGTTAAGTCAGCAGCGCAGGCAGTTGTAAAGATCACTGCCGGTGCAGAAATGGGCATTCCGCCTTTTGCTTCAATGTCGGGCATCCACATCATTCAGGGTAAGCCTACTATTGGCGCCGGGTTATTGGCCGCAAGGGTAAAAGCCAGCGGTAAGTATTCATTTACTGTTGTGAAGTTGGATGACAAAATTGCAAGCATTGACTTTACCGAAGATGGTAAGGTTATTGGCAACAGCACATTTACCATTGAAGATGCAAAGAAGGCAGGCACCGGCACTGCAGGCGGCAAAGACTTAATAGGTAAATACCCAAAGAACATGCTGTTTGCCCGTGCAATGTCCAATGGTGTGAAGTGGTACACTCCCGATCTGTTTGCCGGCCCCGTGTATGTACCGGGTGAAATAGAACCTGATCCAGTGCAGGATATTCCACATGAAGAAGTTAAAGACACCCCCGAAGCCATCAGCCACGCTATTGCAACGCTGCACCTTTGCACTAATGAACAGGAGTTGAAAGACTGGAAAGCCACAACACCGGAAATTGTTGTAAAGAACAAAGCAGTTTCAGCAGCCGCAACCGCTAAATATAAGGAGGTGACAGGTGGAAAGTAATATCACCCCGTCTAGCATCCTTTCAATGCTCGATACTACCAAATCAGAACGTGGGTCATTCGTTGCCGAAGTCATCACAAAGATGCTTGGCGGCTATGTGGAGCCCATTAATGTACACTTGCAGGTTCGTTGCATGGAAGAGATTATCAAGGCTATCAAAGCCCATCCTGATTACAATGAAATGGTTTTAGAATCAGCCCGCAAACATGGCAAGTTATTTG